CCACTCGCCCGCAGAGGCGCTGCCACACTTGCCCGCAGAGGCGCTGCCCCACTCGCCCGCAGAGGCGCTGCCACACTTGCCCGCAGAGGCGCTGCCCCGATAGCCCGCAGAGGCGCTGCCCCACTCGCCCGCAGAGGCGCTGCCCCACTCGCCCGCAGAGCACGACTGCTGATCTTTGACAGCCACAGCCTGCTTATCCCCAGCTACGCTTCCTTCTACTTTTTCGCAGCGTGATGTGACATATTCAAAGTGAGCCTTGACGATCCCAGCCACATCCAGCCGCGCACCAATGGAGATGCGCTTGGCGCAGACTTTGCTATCTTCCTGCCGCTCATCGCTCACATCTTCCAGCTCCACCTCGTGGAAAACACTCTTTGCGGGGCTGTAGTAGCGGAAACAATCAAGCGGATTCTCGCAGGCGTGAAAACCGCTTTCGCAGAGCTTGGCTTCCGGCTCTTCGTAGGTCTTGCCTTCCTCGAACTGGAAATCACGGCAGGTCATGTCCTTGTTGAAACCTTTGTATGCCTTCATTTTTTCTCTCCTTCCCGGCCCGGCAGTTACGCCGGGCGCTGTTCGTTGCTGTTGATGAGATTCATGGCGATGCAGCCGCTGACGAACATGGAGCAGCAGTTCTGCATCTGGGCCATTACCAGATCACGCGCCCAGTCGGGAGCGGATTCCAGCACATCCGCAAGGCGGTTCTGCTGATCGTCGGTGATGATGGCTTTGGGCATTGTGTTGACCTCCTTTCCTCATGCGCTACGTATCGAATGCGCATTTGATGTGTATACTGTAACATACTTAATGGGTATTGTCAACATTAAATTACACATTTAATACGCATTTTTCTATTGCTATTCTGTTTTTGTTGTGTTACAATAGGTGACGAAAGGAGGGGAACCCATGAAAGAGCGCATCAAAGAGATTCGCAAAGATGCAAAAATGTCACAAACGGATTTCGGTAGGGCTATAGGGGTATCGCTTTCATCCGTGCAAAAGTGGGAATCCGGCGAGAATACTCCTACTCCGCAGGTTCAATATGTAATCTGCGACAAGTTCGGAATTTCTCCAAAGTGGCTCGAAACCGGCGAAGGCGAACGCCTGAAGGTACAGGAATCCGCATCGCTCATCCCGCGCTTGCAGCGCATCCTACAGGACTATCCTCTGGTAGCCAAAACGCTGGAAGCCGCCATGGAAGTCATGAGGCCGGAAGACTTCGACCGCATGACCGAGATCATCCAGCAGACAGTCGAAACATTAAAAAACGCCCGTGGTTAATTCCACGGGTGCTTTCTTTATATATGGGTTGACCAATTGTCACGATAATGGTAAACTTTTGTAAACGCTGCTTAATGCAGTCAAAAAGGAAGGGGAAAACGTATATGTACTGCTCTCAGTGTGGTAAGCAGATTGGCGAAAATGCAAACTTTTGCCCTGATTGTGGGGCAAGTAATCAGCTGGCTCAAAAGGTAACACAACCTCAATCGCAACAACCAATCGTCGTAAATGTAGTAAACAACAATTCAAACACAAACACAAACACAAATAACGCAGGGCATAGAATAGGTTATGCAAGAAAAAGCCGTTGGGTTGCATTCTTCCTTTGCCTTTTCCTCGGTTATTTTGGAGCCCACAAATTCTACGTTGGAAAAGTCGGCGCTGGCTTTATTTATTTGTTTACCGTTGGCCTTTTTGGAATCGGATGGGCAATGGATACCATCGTACTGTTGTTTGGCGGTTCTCGCGACAAATGGGGTAGACCGCTTCGATAAAAATCAAAAAAGAAGCAGCCATCACCGGCTGCTTTCTTCCTTTTCCGCTTCCTTCGCATACGCCACCAGAATCCCCAGCACGGCTTCCCTGTCCCGCTCTGCGATCCTCGGAAGGAGCCTGTCAGCCTCATTGATAAAAGCGATCTCAAGCATGGTGTTCTTTCCCCTTTCGTTGCGTTTTTCCGTGGTCAATTCCCGTTGGCTGCCATATCCGCAGCCCATCCAGATGCAAGCCTCAATGTCAGCCATACGCACCTCACAAGTTATTGATAAAAGTCAGCACAATGGATATATCCGTGATGTCCATCTCCCTCAGCCGCTGGATGATCTCCTCTATCAGTTCCTTCTTCTTCATCGTGTTCACCTCCATTATAAGAACATTCGTTCCCTTTGTCCATCGTCAAATACTCAAAAAATACAGCTCATTTATTGACAATCCGGCAAATTGCTGATACCGTCAGGTTGTTATTTGTCCATCCCGCACAAGGGGCGGGCGGGCAGGCTGTCGCCGGATCCTCACATCTGTCAGCGGCGGTTGCTTCGTCCGCATGGGGCGACCTCCTCTCTGGTGGGGTGGGCAAATCATACGGCTGGATAGCCGTCTTTGCAACACAAAAATGCGGGATGCCTGTCCCGATTTTTGGAAATATCATCCCTCAGGAAGGGATAGAAGGAAGATGATCTATGGAGCAGGTTGTTTTGGACTTCCTCAAGCAAAAGATGGTCGATAACAACGAAACATTCAAAACGCTGGAAGATTCTGTTGGCATCTCTGACAGCACTCTCAGTAAGTGGTACGCCGGAAAGGGCGAAATCTCCACCTATGGCCTCACCCGTCTTGCTCAGCACTATGGCTACAGCTCCCTGTGCGAATTCTTTGTGAGCATACCCCTTGCCAACGTTCCACAGGATAAGCAGCAAGATGTGGATATCGTCCTGCGGATCATCGACGAATGCAATGCAGACAAGGATTTCCAAAAGCAGCATTGTCAAATCCTGCTGGAGCATCAGCAAGAGCTTCGCCGGATGGATCAAGATCGGTATGAAGCGCTTGCCCGCCAAAAAGATGAGTACCACGGAAAAATCACCTCATACTTGAAAGCGCAGGTGTCTCGCTTCCGGACAACAACCATCATCTTTGCTGTGTCTCTGGTGCTTATCCTTTTTATCGATTCTCCAGATCTGGTCTCTGCCGTCAACCTGTCACAGGCCAACGACGGCGGCCTCATCGTTCTGCGAGTGGTCACGCTCTGTCTGCTGCTGCTTTTGCTGGGCATCGCTGCATGGCTGCTCATCTCCGCTAACAAATCTCGCAAACCTACCAATATGGACGGGTCTGCTCAGTCATAAATACGGCCCGCCGGGTGGCGGGCTATCATTATTGCTCATCGAATCGAAGGAAGGGCGATCAGATGAACTGCAAGAGATGTCACAAAGATATGATGGTAGACGCACTGTACTGCCCGTGGTGTGGTGCCAAACAGGAATTGACGCGCGGTAAAAAAACAAGGGGAAACGGTCAAGGATCCATTTACAAAGAGGGCAGCACCTACACAGCGCAAATTGTTATTGGATGGCGGTATAATCCAACCACACAAAAAAGAATACCGGTTAAAAGGGTCTCAAAAGGTCACAAAACAAAAATAAAAGCAGATGAAGCGTTGAGACGGTTACAAAGCAGTTCAGCAGATATCAAGATTTGTCCGAATCTCTCAAGCTACTGGGATCTGTATTCTTCTCAAGAGCTGCCAAAGCTATCCAAAAGCAAACAGACCGCCTATCGGATTGCATGGGATAAAGTCTCGTTGCTTCACTTCCAGAAGGTCGATAGCATAACGGTGGCTGATCTTCGATCTATCGCCGAACAAGCTGCGCCGACATATTATCCACGACGTGACATTAAATCACTCATGGGTCATCTTTTTGAGCTTGCGGGGGCCGATGGTTTTGCATCAAAGGATTTGCCGGATTATATCCAACTGCCAAAGCTGGAAGAAAAAGAGAGAGAAGCCTTTTCTGATGCAGAGCAAAAATCGCTTTGGCAATCGTATGAATCAGGGAGCAAAGATGCGCGTATCCCGCTGGTGATGATTTACACAGGTATGATGCCAGGAGAAATCATTAAGCTCAAGGCCGAAATGATAGATTTTGACCAAAAAATTATAACCGATTTGGGAATAAAAACCGAAATCCGAAAGAAGTCTGCTGTATATATTCCGGATTGCCTCATCCCAATATTGCAGGAACTATGCGATGAGAGTAAAAACGGAAAATTATTTGCAATAAACAAAGACAATCTATACAATCGTTACTATGCAGCTTTAGAGACTGCCGGAGTTCGAAGATTGACCCCTTACAGCTGCCGTCACACAACAGCAACAGCTCTGGCTATAACGGAGAATATAGCGCCGCAAACCATCAAGAAAATCATGCGCTGGTCAACCACCAGAATGTTAGATAGATATGCGCATCCGACAAGCAAAGATGCCGCTGTGGCGATCAATTCAATTCGGAGTGGGGCTACCGACCAACTACCGACCAATGATCAATAAACTGTTTTATATAGCCAAAGTTGAAACCCCTGCTAAGGGAGTAGTGTGCGAAAGTGCAGCGAGGGTTCAAATCCCTCCTTCTCCGCCAAAAACCCACCGCATAAGGATTTGCGGTGGGTTTCCTTTTTTTCTTTTTCCTTTCGTTCCCGGTAATATCCGATAGCTATTACCTACTCTATTACCGACTAAAAACCCGCCCAAAGCACAGCCAAGGGCGGGGAAAGATTATGCATCTTTATCGACCAGAAATTCATAATATGCAGCGACCTTGTCCGGCACAGCGTCCTTGTCATCCATAAACGCCTTTGCCATCTGAGCGTAAAACTCAGGCGATACGATGCCGAACTTTTTGACAACCTCACAATAGTCGCTGTACATGGCATTGCTCATGGCGTAAAATTCCCAAAACTTTTTTCCCTCTGTCGGAACGTTAAATTTCCGGGCCAGAGGTTTGAGCATTTCGGGTGTCCACTTCCCGCCCTCAGGATGGTTTTTGTCCTCGTTTTGCATGGACTTGACCCAACGCTCTGCGGTCTGCTGGTCAAACTCCATAGGCTGGCTGTGGGCCATGCCACGCTGCATGGGATAGTCGTCCATATCGCCATGACCATCCATCATGGACGCGCCGAAACCGATCTGGCGGAGGGAACCGTCATATCCGTAGTTCGATTCCCGTTCGCGACCATAATCGCCATCCTGACGGGATTTCTGCGGCATATAGGGAGGCATGTAAGGGTACCGGCTCTCAGGGGACACCTTTACCTTGTACTCCTTCTCATCCTCATTGTCATCGCCGCCCATGCGCATGCGGTCGCCTTCGTACTCACTGCGGCGGGTTCCCGCATGGTACCGTCCATCCTTGCCACGATAGCGGGCCTCAGGATCGTCCATGGCTGCCATTCGCTCGCCGCCCTGGCGGTTCATACCTCCGGTGTACTGGTAGCCTCTGTCGGTACGGTTTCCACCGCCGTTTACCGACACATTATAGGTACCGTCCAGATTGTAGGTTCTGCCGTTTCGCTGGCGATCATCGCCGCGGCTGCCGGATTCGTTGCGGCCTTGTGCCATGAGGTACATTTTCAGGCCATTTCCCATGGGCATTATGCAGCACCTCCTTCAGCCGGAGCGGCAGCGGGAGCGTCACCGGTCAGAGCGGGCAGGTTTGCCACGGGAGCGCAGCACAGGCCGCCATCCACCACAAAGGAGCCGCCGGTGGGCGTGGTGACAACATGCACCGGATAGCGGTACTGCTGCCGCAGCATAGCAGCGGTCACCTGCTGGCCACGGCAATTGATGAGAGGATAGGTTACGGTACCGTCGCCAATGGCGATGACAACCAGAGCGCCGATGGTGGTTTCTGCTGGGATGTTCTGATTCAGATACAGCATAAAGCGCCGCCCGCTGTCGTAGGAAGAATCCTCCGGCAGAGTGATGGTCAGAACGCCATCAGCAAAAGTTACAGACTCGCTAAACACCCAGCATTTTGGAATGCGATATTGATTCACGTTTTCACCTCATTTCAAAAAGAAAATGGGGCGGAGGGTTTCCCCGCCACCCCTGTGCCATCAGGCAGCGCAACCGCATCCGCAGCCAAAGCCGTTACCGCCGAAATTTACCTGACCACAGCAGTTGGTCGGGAATGTAACAGGGGTAGGAGCGTTGACGATGTAAGCGGGGGATGGGCACTCAGCGCCAAGCCGACGCAGCAGCGTGGCGGTCTGGGCCTCCTGATTGGCAGCGATGTAGGCGTTCTGTTCGGCCTGAGAGGCGGCGAACTTAAGCGTCTGGTTTTCGAGGCGCAGAGCGTCCAGCTTGTCGTTCAGGCGAGCGGTCTCCATCGCATCCAGCTTGGCGATGACACGGTCAGTGTCGCTGTGGCTGGACTGGATCACGGAGTTGAATCCGGTGTTGACGGCATAACCGGTGTCGCAGAAACCGCGCTCAATCAGGCGCTGGGTCTCGCAGCAGCACTGCTGGCTCTGATAGCCAAGGGTGTTGAAGCCCTGCTGCATGTTGTAGCCCAGATTGCAGACGGCGTTGTCTACGCCATGGAATCCGCTCATGATGCTGTTGTTGAGTGCGTAGGTGCTGTCGCAGATACCCTGCTGGATGCCGCGAATGCCGTTTTCGATGTTGTTAAACTGGAACCCAGCGGTAATATCGGCACGGGTCGCCATGCCCTGAAGGCCAGCACCACCGCCGAAACCACCAAATCCGAAGCCTCCACCGAAGCCGCCGAACAGCAGACCGATCAGGAGCAGGGGGATAAACCAAGCGCCCCAAGCGCCCATTCCCATGCCGCCGTCCATGCAACAATTATTTTTGCTATCATTTTGGCCGATAGCGTAGCCGGTCGCAAAATCACCTTCCATGATTGTTTTCACCTCACAAAAAAGATTTGTTTATGCTCGCAGGCTGTGCACCGCCCGTTTACATCATCTCCAAGGAAGGCCCATCTGCTGGGCCACCTGTTGCAGCGTTGTGCCGCGCTGCCGTGCCATATCTTCCAGAACCTGCATTTGTTGCTGCTGGTTCTTGCCATTCAGCAATCCAAGAGCCTGCTGCAATGCGGGATTCTGCTGGGCCATCTGATTGAGCAGAGCATTGGGATTCACGCCCTGCTGCATCATCTGGAATAAGGATTGCATGTTAATCACCCTCTACAGCTCCTTTCTTGCTGGCTGTCACCGCCCCACGCTTTTTGGCAAGGGCGAACTCGTCCTCGATGACCTTGAGCCGTTCCGAGATCTCCGTCAGGGATGGCTCATCGTTGGACGGCGCCTCGACAAATTTATGCAACTTGGTAACACCCGTCGCTCTGTCCAGAACGTTGATCCATACGGTCTCATGAGTAGGATCATAGGAAATGCCGTAGCCCGTCAGAGGATCCGGCGGCCCAGACAGAGCTTCGTCCCTGCTGGCGACGATTCGTGCGGTCAAGGTGTATGGCTGCTGCTGGATCTGAATCGGCTGTTGCTGAACCGGTAGCTGCTGTGGCTGCTGGAACGAATAGCCCTGCATGGCCTGACCGAAAGACGGCTGCATCTGTTGGGGCTGTGGCTGCTGATACGCTCCCATCTGGGGCTGGAAATTGGGCTGGAACTGCTGTTGGTATCCCATCAAGATCACCTCCGATGGGTAAATTTTCGCATAAAAAAAGGCGGGAAAAGTCCCGCCTTAGTCCCGACAAAGTGCCGGAAAAGTCTCATGTGAAGGTGAAGTTATAATAATAGTTAGAGATTATTATAAATGTAGTTATAGTTTTTTGCAGCAAATATGCAAATTTGAGGGGTGAAACATCAAAAAAGTGGCGATTTTTGATATTGAATTGCATGAAAAAGTGGCACTTGATAAAAAACAGGGATTGCTCCCCTGTTTTTGCTTTGCCCTCGTAATCTCCGGGGCGGGCTTTGTTTGGTGCACCGCTGTTTCGACCTGATGAAATCGTAATAGGTCAAGACACAATCGAGGACAGCCGCATTGGGTGGAAAGATTGCCGTCATGTGTTGGTAACCCGAATGGGCAATGAAAGATTTCCCATACCGCAGTGCATCGGATGGTGTGCCACCAAATACAAAAAAGCCGGGGAATAACTCCCCGGCTAAACTTATGCCCGTTTACAGATCCAGCTTCTGCCGGATGCTGTTTTGCTTCCTATGCACCGTGCTTTTGCTCATACCGCATTCAAAAGCCGTCTGGATGACGCTGCTTTTCCTGCGGGCCATCAGCACTCGCCGCTCGTCCATGGTCAGCCTGTCAAGGTCATCATCCGTAAAGGCGTGAGCGGCGTACAGCTCAAATTTGCTTGGCGTGGTGCATCACTCCTTCGCGCCTTCCGGCAGCACGCCCGGCTCCACATAGGCCATGGCCCGCTGGCTGTCATCAACGCCGGGAGTGGTTGGATCTCGCACAATTCCGATGATAGCAAGCACCATAAACAGAGCTTCCACAATATCCAGCAGCCGGTTGCCGATGTCGCCCAGATCAAGCACAAAGCCAAAGGCAGCAGCGATGGCCTGTACCAGCGTCAAAACAGCGGGGATCAGCAGCACCCAAAAAGTTTTGTCCATCAGTCGAATCTTCCAGTTAATCATTCAATCAATCCTTTCTAATAGGCTCTTCAGCCAGTGATAAGATATTCTCTTCGTAGTGCGCTGTCAGGTGGTTCCGGCCCTTTGATTTGTAACTCTTATAGATAATACAAAGCTGAGCCTTTTTGGATGCCGGGCACCAGCCACGATCCATGTAAAAATCATGGGCCTGCGCCAAACGCTCGTATTGCAGATCAGCAATATCGTCCATAACCCCTGTCAGCATGTTTTCGATGCGGCGCAGGGTCTTGTAGATAGCCGCCACAGCCGCGATGATGGTTCCAGCTGCGCCGATAATCGCCGCGAGCTTTACAATCATGTCACCCAACGGCACCACCGCCTTCCAACTTCGCCAGAATCGCATCCAGCTTATCATTCATGGCCATCAAGATGCTGGTTGCATCGCCGCCGAACGATACCCAAAAATCAAGCTCAGACGGCCCGTTTTCGGCCTGTACGACAGCCGGAACAAGATACTGCGACATACAATACCCGAGCCTCCCTTCCCATTCTACGGTCGCCCAGCCCTGTGCAGATTCGGTGACTGTTAATCTGGTTCCGTTCGGGATCTTCCAGTACAGTTTTTCGTTTGCGTTCGGCTTGGCTCTCATCTTCAGCGGCATTCCGTCAGGGGTCGACACGATGGCCTGATAGGTCATGATTCCAGTTTCCTCCTCGCTTTCCGTCGCGCCACCAGAATGGTCAACACCTTTGAGCATGCCAGCGTGCGTCCAGCCTTTGGTGCTGGTGTCGATCTGGATGCCATCAACGCCGTTGCCGCTGGTGCAGTGAGTAATCTCCAGAAACGGCCTGATGCTGGTCACAACGCCCACATGATACCAATCCCGAAGGTCGCCGTTGTAGTAGCGTTCGCCTGGGTCTTTGTAGCGTGCGTGCAAGTCGCCTGCGTCTGTCCGTGCCTTATACAGGAGCATTCCCGGCATTAACACAACCTCGCTGACAGGCGCAAGGGTCTGCATCTGCCAGCGGGCGAAATAGTTGGTGCTGTGGAGGTCATATTTTGGATGACCCAGCGCATACATCGCCCCCATAATCAGGCCGATGCAGTCGCACGTGCCATCCGTGCCGGTACCACCGGTGCGGTAAGTCAGGCCGGGTGTTGCCGATATCGCTTGTACTGCCAAGATAAAATCATCGACAGAAATCATTAATCATCACCTGCCTTTTAACTGTCAGTAATACCATACTTGGCAAGGATGGCAGCGCAGACTTTGTCCTTTAGCAATTGCTTAACCTGACCGGGAGGAAGGGCAGAAAGCAGGGTCATTAAATCTCCTGCTTTCCCTGCGTCCGCTGCCCGTTGCTGATTGTAAGCAAAGATTTTCTTTCGCTTTTCCTCAGACACGTTAGCCCACTTTTTACTCATCAGCCGTCACCCCCGACAGCAGCATATCAATCTGCTCTTCAAGCGATGCAATACGTTCCCGAAGTTTTTGCTCTTCCGTTTTCTCACCCAAGACAAACCATGTTTTGCCGTTATCAATGCGGTTGCTATACAGCATCATTTCCGTATAGGTCTCGGTCGTGTCTCCGTTTGTAATGGTTACTGAGGATAAATTGCCATCAAAAACAGTATCGTCAATGATCGTTGCGGAAATAAAATTGTTACCGTTAAGTTCGAGATTTTCAAGCCTTGTACCGTCTGTAAGTATTATTGTATACATTTATTTTCACCTCTTAACCGACAATGGAAAAAGCGGGACGCACACCGCCAGTGTAAGAAACGCCGACGGAGTACGCACAGCCGTAGGTGTCGACAGCGGCGAAACGGACATTGGATATTACGTCACGCAGCCAGAACCACGCACGGTTGCAGATCATGTCGGGACGGAAAGCGAACAGAGGATACTGGGACTTGTCCACCGTATCGGAGTTAGGCAGCGCAGTACCGTTCTGGCAGTTGCCGAACACCTTACCGCCGTACACATTCTGCTCCGTCATCAGCTCAACGGTTGAATCGTACCAACTCCCGCCAGAAGCGTAGTCATCAGTGACAGCGTTCTGCAAATACTGACGATGATTCAAAACATGGGCAGAACCAAATGCATTATTGATTGTAGTTTTTGCTTGATTAAGCTCTTCTGTATACATTTTTGAGCCAACATATGCCCCTGTCGTTACGCTTGTATCGTTCATTTTAGCTGTATACATATTGGTGTCAGGTATTAACGTAACATGGTGAGTGGTGCACTCAGTATCGCCTGTAGTGAGGTAGTAATCAAAGGCGGCGATACGATAATTAACGCCACCAATAGTCCAGTAATCACCAATAAACAAATCTCCAAATGTGCCATCTGCGATGGCAGCATATTGCTCCGCTGTTACCGCTGTTCCTAAATTTTTACCCCTATATACTGCGTTATGTGCGCCTGCACCATCTGGCACAACGTTTGCAAGGTTAAGATAATAGGCAGATTCTTTTCCACCCAACTTGCTTGCGTCCGCTGCTGTGCCATTTGCAGGCAATGCTCCAACATCGGCCGCCGTCAAGCTCTCTATCTTGTTGTACAGATTTCCGGCAGCATTCTCATCCAATATGTCTCTAAGAGAGTCAAACCAAGAATCGAATTGCGCCTGCTCCTCTTCTCGAAAAGACGAAAGGTCGGCTTGTATCTGCTCATAAAAACGACTTGTATCAATATCGGTCATGGTAGCGGCTACAATTCCACACAGATTTCTATCAAGCCTGGTATCTGTAATGTTTTGCTGCTGTACCATTCCAACATTCGCCGGGATCTTGACAATAGCCAAGCAAAGCTCCCAAATCGTTGCGTTTCTGACAGGCGCTGGCGCGACCGGAGTTGATGCCGGGACTCCTTTTACAACATCGAGAACAATGTCTCGAACAGCATTGGATAGATCTCTACGAGCTACAACTATGTCAAATCGTGGTTGAGAATTCGCAGTTTCAAAATTTACGGTTTTGGGTGATGTAATTTTTGCGACACGGCCCTGCACGAGAACGCTGCCAGCTCCCACGGTCGCTGTCATTCCAGAGCCAGCAAAGACTGTAAGCGCATCGGTGCCAAAAACGCCGTCTCTCCAAAAACCTTTAATAAGACTTGCAAATTCCTCCGAATTGCTCGCCCTGTCGTAAATTGGCAATCCATCTGGCTGATAACCTGTTATCTGGCTATCAAAAGGGAAGCCACCAAGAGCAACCGGTTCCATACAATCATCTCCTTACGTTTCTGGCAAGCCTTGACAGGCTTCCGTAATTTGTTGGGATTTTTTCGCCTGTGATGAGCGATACAGTGTGCTGATTTCCCTTTACCACCTCATCAATGCCGATAATCCTAGTTTCATATGATTTTTTCAGTCGGTGGTTGACCACATCACACTTGTCTCCGAGGTCGTAGTCACGCAAATAAACCAAACCATATTGGATGGTTTTGATTTCGGCATTGCGCACGCGCTGATATTGCTGCAATTGTTCAACTGCGGATTGCATCATCGCTTCCTCCGATTCGCTGCTGCCGATGTAGTCCAAAAAAATCTGCCGTTTTGGCTCCCCTGGTTGCCGGAGGTCCACCTCCATGAATTGAGGCGATTCCTCCCCTCCGTATCCGATCACGGCGAAGTTTTTATATCCGCTGCCGTCCTCCGTCAATTTGAATTGATCCACGGAAGCGGAAGCATCAGAAAACATAGCAAAAGGATTTACGTTTTGTTTTTGCGTCCTGTCAAGGCCTTGCCACACACTGTAGTGCAGCTGGTTGTTCTGGTAATCCAAAGTCACTCGCTGGCTGTAGCCTTGCGTCTGCAAAAGCTCGTATGTGGATTCTCCGAGCTGCTGTCCGAGCCAGTCAACAGAGGTTGCCTGACCGCCTGAAAGAGGACCGTCCACGATTATTGAAAGACCGTCGGGCGGGTGTTCTGTGACGGCGTCTCTGGCAATTTGAGGTGGAGTTCCGCGGCTCTGAAAACGGGGATAAATCACCGATCTATTCAATTCCTTTTCGGCAAAAAATCCCTCCAGCTGCACAAAAGATCCTTTTACGGTATCGTTTGTGCGGATTCGCTGTATCAGGCCAACTTCCGGACGATCGAGGGCGATCAGATAAACCATGGACGGATCATAGTCATCGGCGCGGATCTGCGCGGAGAATTGCCCCGGCTCGTAGTATCGGCGTTTCCATTGTAGGTTGGTGAATTTGATAAATCCGATGTTATTAAATGATTGGTCGAGACCCATCAGATGCATCCATCACACCCCCTGATATCGCTTGGCGTAGAACAGAGAAACATCCAGCAGGTTGTCGCCGATGTCAGCACCAAAGCTAATGGTGTTGTTACCGATGGCCAACTCCATGGCAGCAAAATCGCTGGTTTTGTCCACCAGATTGACAGCGTTTGCACCGTTGAGGGTCACCGTGTTTTGTTCGGTGTCGATCTCCAGCACATCTCCTGCTGTTAAGGTAGCAATAATCCTGATTTGCGCCCCGTCTTTAATAAGCTTTGGATTTTGTACGGGGCCTTTGGCTGTGAAAATGGCGCGAACGTATGTTGGAGCATCTCCATCGTTTTCAATGACGACATTGCTCGTGAAGTCAAAAACTGAGTAATTAAATCCAACCCCAACCAGCGACACAAACGGAAAGCCAAATCCCGGAGTAACGTTGTTGATGTTTGCGCCACGCAGGCCCTCGCCAAGAAGGTAAGCGTCCGGGCAAAAAAGCGTTAGGTACAGTCTCAGCTTTTTGTGGATGTTATCTGTCGGCATATCTACCGATTTGATTTGGCAACCCGGAGCCGTACGCTCAACACCCTCATACTGGATGGTCACATCAAAATCGTAACGCGGATTAAAAAACAATCCAGCCAGCTTTCGCATTTGGCGATTGAGATTGGAAAGACGGTTGCTCAGCTCCAGATTGATCGTTCTGGCGGCGATGCGGCGACCTGTTACGATGTCGCCGTCACCTATCGCCTTTTTTTCGGTAAAAATCTCCACTCTTGGCGCTCCAATGCCATCCATGTGGGTAATGTCGAAGGTGCTTCCGTCAACCACAAAAGACTGGCCGTCAGAGCGCAAAAACGAGATAGTTGGCCTCATGGTATCACCTCTCCTGCCATTGGGAATGTGGCGATCTCATACATCGCTTGAGCGACCTCGTCCGGGGTTTGGATAGGCTGGTTAAAGTTGATGGTCTGGTTGACTGAGTTCCCGCCGCCTGTCAGCTGTTGCACACGCTGCCAAGATCCAAGGCCACCGCCATAGTTGGACATATCCGGAAGAGAATCGTCGATCATTTTTCTGATACTGTTGTTGAGGACATAGGAGCCATTTTGAACGCCCATGGCCACGCCCTCCGGAATGTAAACGCCGACCTCATTGGCGAAAAGTCTTGACGGGCTGTTGATCTGGGCTTTTCTACGGGCAGTTGCAAGAGCTTGGTCAACCAAATTCGTAATGCCGGATACAACACTATCGATTCCGCTGTTTATGCCGCTTGCAACACCGGAAGCAATCATCTCGCCAATACGCCTAAAGTCGCTTGCGCGTGCAGATGCCGTCGAATATGCAGAAGATAAGGCAGACGAAAGAGCAGACGAGACACCGGAAACGGAGTTTTTCACGCCTTCAGAGGTTGAAAGGCCAACGGCTTGACCGATTTCCCGTCCGGCGGCTTGGACTGATGCTTTCTGGCCTTCGACAGATGACACGAAACTTTGAACTGTGTTTCGTCCAGCAGCCTGAATAGATGGTTTCTGGCCTTCGATGGAAGAAACGAATCCCTGCACGGCTTTTTGACCGGCTGCTTGGACTGCCGCTTGCTGGCCTTCGATTGAAGAAGCAAACCCTTTCGCAGCATTCTGCCCTGCGGCCTGAATAGATGGTTTCTGTTCCTCGATAGAACGCACGAGTTCTTGAACGGTTTTTTGGCCTGCAACACGAACCAACGCTTGCTGCCCTTCTACGCTTTGCGCGTAGGAAAGCATGGCTTTTCGGCCAGCGTCTTCCAGCTCGATCGCACCCATGGCGAGTCCATCAGCGACATAACCGGCGACCTCCTCGCCGTATGCGGTATACTCCCCGGATTCGTCGGAGGCATCGACGGCGGTTTTGGTTGCGGAGCCGATTCCCTCTTGTATGGCGAGCTTGGCTCTCAGAAGCGCTTTGGCCCTGTTTGCTTTGGATATAACCGTTTCAGGCGCATTTCCATAAATTGCTATGGCAGAATCTACATCTGCTTTTGCGACCCTCGACAGATGCCCTGTGTCAATACCTAAATCTTTGAGATATTCTTCCTGAGCGCTTTCCGGGTCACCAAAAGCACCTCCGAAGATTTTTTCCCAAAAGTTAGGTTCGTAGCTACCATCTTCGGCTTCTGGTTTTTCCCACCAAGCCTCTCCGGATAATGTTGGTATAATATCAACGGTGAAAAAATCGCCAATCTCCTGTTTTATAGATGACCAAGCTTCGGATATGTTCGTTTTTATTTCAGCCCACGATGGCAAGCCAAAAGAAAACAGAATTTCATCAAGAGCGCCAACGATGCTTTCCTTTGTAGATGTCCACCACACAGAAACGCCAAGCGCCATTTCCTCGTATGACGGAAGCCCAAAAGCAAGCAGAATTTCATCAATCACGCTGATGATGTTCGCTTTTGTTGCTTCCCACCACGCAGAAATATCTGCGCTCAAATCTGCCCATGGAGGCAAACCGAATTTGGCAAGGACTTTGTCAACGATTGTGGCGATGTTGGCCTTTGTGGTAGTCCACCAGTTAATCACACCCTGTTTGATTTCAGCCCACGTAGGCCATTCGATGTCCTCGATGTGTGGCAGATTTGTGCCAAAAATACCGTTGATGATATCGATAATGCCATTTGCTGCGCTTGCAAGCAGATCTGGAGCAGCGTCAACCAGAGCCGAACCCAGATTTTCGAGAATTGTCAAAGCTGCATTACCGATCATCGGGAGTGACGATACAATTCCTGCGATCAGACCGTCAAAAATCGCAATGGCAGCGTCAAGAAGCTGCGGTGCACTGGCCGAAAGCGTGACGAAGGCGCTCCCTATTCCGTCAAATATAACGGGGACGAGATTCGGGGCTAACTCTGCCAACGAGTTGCCAAGCTCTGGAAGGATGGCTGAAAGTCCATCCGCAAGCTGCGGTACGAGCTGATAAAAACCGATATTCAGCGACTCAAAAATGGAAGCCAACGCAGTAGCCATCGACGGGGCGCTTTTGGTCAGTGCGGAAACCACAGATGATAGAATATTGCTGGCTACGTTTACCATTCCGGGAAGCGCTTTCGACCCCCGAACGAGAATGTCACTCAAAACGTTGCCAAGCTCGTCTATCAGGCCATAAGTTCCGCCTTCCTCAAATGCTGCTGTCAAGCTGGACAACCACTCGCTAGCCAGCGGCAGAATGTTTTCTGCAAAAGCCGCGGAAAGAGGTGCAAAAACGTTTCCAACCAGATTCATGGCATCATCTTTCAACGTGGAGATCATGCCGGACATAGTTTTTGACGCTTTCAGCATACCCTGATAGAACCGCCCGCCCGCGCTGGTTTCAATCTCCATGGCCCGAGCGACCATATCAGCGGAAATCACGCCTTCGCGCCCGATCTGAGCCAGCATTTTTGCGCTGTCAGAGGCGTTGTCGCCAAGAGCTTCCACTTCTTTTTCGGCAGCAGCCAACAGGGCTACGAACTCATCGGATGCCTTGTCACCCGCCATGACGGCTTTCAGGTCGCCGATAGATGCACCGGTTTTTTCGGCGATTGTGTTCAACGGGTTAAATCCCGCATTTATCATCTGGAGCAGATCTTGTCCAGTCAGCTTTCCCGCGCTGGAAACCTGCGAAAAAGCCAGCGACAGACTGCCCAGTTTGTCCTTGTTGCCAAGCGAGATGTCGCCAAGCATATCCATGTATTTCATGCTGTCCTCAGCGGACATACCAAATGACAGCATTGTCTGGCTGGCAGATGCCAGATCTTCCATGCCAAACGGGGTCTTTGCGGCCTTTTCCCGCATCAGGGCAACGTAGTCAAGGGCTTTGGCTTCGTCACCCAGCAAAACGGCAAAGTTGGTCTGGTAGTTCTCCATCTGGCTGTTGTACTGCATGCCCATCTTGGCAAGACCAAGGAGGGCCGTACTAACGCCACCGATCATCACACCAAAGCCCTTTGCCCATTTGCCGCCAACGCTTGACAGCTTGCTCAGGCCGGATTTAAGGCCGCTCTCGTCAAGCTCTGTCGAAAAAACAACAGAGCCGTCAGCTGCTGCTGGCATCGTCATCACCTCTCAATCGTCTGAGGATCTCTGGCAGGTTGCTGAGATCTCCGCTCTCCAGCGCCTTGTCCAGAGCGTTTCTCGCCGCTTCCTCCTCAGCGGAGAGGGGAACTGTTTTCTCCCGCAGGGCTACCCGCCGCTGCGCCCGAAGAAGCTTCGCCTTTTCCCGCGGATCTTTGATTTTGGACGCATCTGCTTCCCGCAGTTGAATGCGGGATACAAATGGCGTTTTGTCGCTCAGGCCACCCAGAAGGGCCGTAAACTTACGCCAATGCAAAAACGGGATGTCGATCAGGTCGATGCCGTATTGCTGCAAAAAGCTGCAATAGATGGCATCTGCATCTTGTTCGTAGTCGGTTGGGCAGGGGTCAGAATCGTCCATCTCCTGCCCATCCTCCCGAACAAAAGCCATAAACAGCTCCACCCGCACCTCATCCGGGATGACAAAGCCGTCAAATCCACGGAAAAAGCACTCGTTGAGCATGTACTGCTTTTCGTGTTCCGGGATATCTCGGTCTTGCAGGATCCTGAAACACTTGAGAATCGTCCTGTAATCCGCATCAACCGGAATCTCCACGTCCGTTCCGGGCAGGACGATCTTTTCCGGCAGCAGCTTCTCCCGGCTGCGGGACATGGAAAACTCAATCATTCTTGGCTTTGCAAGCCTCCATGTTGGCCTTCAAGGCATCGCCAGCCACATCTCTCAGCCAGCGCATGGCGGTAGCGGCGTTTACAGACCGTCCGGCAGCCAGCTTGGCCATGGCACCTTCGCCCAGAATATTGTCGATGGCTTCGTTGATGTGGCGCAGATAGCCAAGAATATCGTCGATGCTGGGCTTGTCTTTCAGATTCATCGCACGATCTTTCGCCTGCTCCAACAGATCGATGATGTCCAATTCACCCATCTGCACAGCAAACTCATGGCCCATATATTTGATGGTGGGGATTACAGGAGCGGTCAGGTTCAGCTCGATCATGGTTTTTACCTCCTACAAAAAGAGGAGGGCACCCAAAGCAGATGCCCTCCGTGGTTGATTTTGAGATTTAGGCAGCGTCCGTGGTAAAGGTCTTGGTGGCAATGTCAAATGTACCAAGCTCCTGATTGCCATTCTGGTGGAAAGTTCCCTCAGAAGTGGTAATGCTGCGGGGGTCACCCTTGGGCGGCGCAGCTTCCACCACAATGGTCTGGCGGCGGGCTGCAAAGCTGGTTTCATTCCCGTCAACAGATTCGCTCATGTCAATGGAAATCAAGCTTCGCACGCAGTCAGAGCCGGTCTTCTGCAACCGGGCAATGTCCACCAAATCCTTGCAAACATCGTTGTCGTTGATGTACTGGGTGGTGTACGACCAGCTGTTTTCGTAGCCGGTAACGTCGGTGGTGGCGTTCACATCTCCGATGTATGCCTCGCTTTCGGTCTGGGCGTTGCCGTTTTCCTCCAGACGAGTGAAACCGGTGTTGATGTAGTGATATTCGTATTCTCCGTCAGTTCCGGCGGGAATGCCGTAATATTCGCGCAACATATGGCGCATTACTTTAGGCATAGATCATCATCCTTTCTGGATGTCAGTCGATGGTAACGAGCACATTAAAACTGCACCCGTAGGTAAATTGGTCTGCATCCCTCTCCAAAAAGCGAGGGCTGGAATATCCTTCCACTCTGTGGATCGTCCATCCATCCCCCTTTGGAAAGGTTTGCATTCGGGAAAGCATCAGGTAAACAGATGTCAGCGCATCGATAACGGTAGTCTGGTTGCCGTGCTTTGCATTGCACACGATATCCAGCTCATGGTCGCCACGGTAATCAAGGCCGATATCGACCTCAGACCCCGGCCCGAGCGTCATGCACATGCTGTCGTTGGATGGCAGCGCTCCGTTGTATACAACGGTGTAGGTATCCTGAGCGGCGAGGGCGATATCTCGCAGAGCTTCAAGGATTTCAGTCATTGCGGCTATCGTCCTCACCTCTTTCGGGCAATTTTGTTTGCCAAGGAAGCCCAATGTTTTTTGTACTTCCGCTTGGCAACTTCAGCCCAGCGGGCAGAGGCGTTTGGGTTTTTCACCCGCCGGATGTTTTTGCCGGTGTAGTAGACAATGGCGGCGTATTTGGTGTCCCAAACAATGTACTTTCCTCCGCTCTCAACGTGTCCACTTTTCATCAGATCTCCGTTATCCCTCGGGCAGAATTCATTGCAGTTTTGCAGGATTTCCTGCGCAACGGCTGGCCTGATTTTTTGCTCCCACACCCGATGCATCCGATTGGCTGTGCTGGGATTAACCTTAATGGTCAACCCTGCCGTTTTTTTAGCCATCGCTCAGATCAACCTCCAGATGGTGCAGTTTCCGGTTGTCATACAGCGGCCTCACGGCCTGCACGATGTACCGCCTGCCCTCCCAGATGATGGATTGCTCCACCTTGATCTCCAAGCCTTGCGGCATACTGCTGATGGCATCAAAAAACAGCATTGCGGTGCATTGCACATCGGCGTTATCGGTACCCACCACAACCCGTGTTGATTGCTCAAACCGCACCTGATGCAAAGCAGCAACCTCGGTATCCAGCTGAGAAAAGTTTTCATCCAGCGATACATCGTTTAGGGTTGCATTGTGGATCAGCAAGCTAACAGGGATGGGTCTCATTGGTCAACCTCCTCTGACAAAGGCAACCAAAACAGGCATAAAAACACGAACCGCTGGAGACAGCAAGCTGGATACATTCTGCTGGCTGGATGCGGTATTGCCGCCAGAGTACGAAAAGCTACCTAACGTAACGGTGTTTGGGCTTCCCTCGCTCATCGCCGAAACACCGCCTTGCTGACTGATGTACAGCGTTTGCATGGCCAACGCCCGCTTGTATCGGTCCCGTACAAGCGGGC